GTAGTTCTCTTTGTTGACTACTAAACGTACCATTTAATGATTTAATTTGTGTTTCTAGAGCCTTCACTTCTTTTTCTGTATTCTTATACGCTTTAGAAGTGTTTGCTACTGTATCTTTATATTTCAACGCTGCTTCACTTGTTTTACCATACGTTTTTTGTAGGTGTTTCAAGTGTTCTTTTTGACTTTCTAGCAGCGTTCCTGTAGTTTTTAATGTTGATTGTTTTTGTTTTAATGAGCCAGTAAGCTTATCAATCTCTTTTGGTAATTGGCTTGTTGATTGCTTAAGTGCATCATATTTTGATTTTAATAAATTTACATTACTAGCAGATTGTTTCATCTGTGAAGATAAACCATTCATTTTAGCTTTGTAAACATCATAAGCTTTCCCACCACTACCAAGAGAGGCTATATTTCTTCTAGCTTCTGCTTGTAATTGTCTTAAGGCGTTTTCACCTTGCTTAAGAGCAGAGGTAAAACTGCCCACTCCTTCGGCTGTCAGTATGACACCGACTTTATCCATATATCCTGACAAATTTTTACCTCCTAAAACATTTTACTAAAGTTCATTTCTTTTACTTCTTCATCTTCTTTTGGTTGTTGTTCACCTTGACTATAGTTATCTTCAATATATTTGTTTATCATATACACAATGTATTCTAAACTATAGTCAAACATGAACTCCTTTTTAGACATTCCAAACCATGTTCTACAGCGATAAAACAAGTCATCCCAATCTATTTCTTGCTTTTTTTGTTTTTCTTGTTTTTCTTCTGTTTCGGTTGATGGTCTGAGATATTCACTAGGTCTTCTACCTTTTCGTTTAAAATATTCTTTCCCATTTCACTATCATCTGTGATTCCTAACATTTCTAGTAATGTTGCTGTTTGGTCTCCGTACATAGCTTCTTGGTATTTCAAGATGAATAATTCTAGTTCAGTATCATTTACGTTCTCTAGTACTTCTTCTATTGTTGTTTTATAGCCGTTTGCCTTAAGAATTGACACTAAAAATTTAGCTGTTGCTACATTTTTTTCTTTTAAGTAGACTTCATTCCACTCTCCCTGCTTGATTCCGAAATCAGCTTCTAGATATAACCATACTGCTAAATTTGATTTTAATTCAATTTCTCTTCCTAAAATATCTGTTTTAAATGTTTTTACTGTCTTTGTAAATATACTCATCAATTATCCTCCAAAAAAATAAAGAGCTAACAAATTGCTAGCTCTTAAAAATTATCCTGCTACAACTGCTGTCTCATCAGTTGTTCCTGATTTAAGACATTGTTTAAGTGTTTCTGCATCGTAGAAACCTTGTAATAATAATTTCTCACGATCATATTTATCAGTTTCACGTAAATCGATTTTACTGAATACTGATTTATTCTTGCTACCAATAACTGGGTAAGCTTTGATTGTAACTTGTGAGATGTTTTCTTTTTTCTCATCTGTTTCAGTTTCTGCGTTAAAGTCTGGGCTTTCGATTTGACATACTGGGAAGTTGTAAATAATTTCTTTTCCGTCTTCATCAGTAACAGGGAAAGACCAACGGAACTGTTTGTAACGTGGAGAGTCTCCTTGTACGTAAACACCGTTCGCTAATTTAGTCATACCTGACATCTCTTCTAAGAAACCATCAGGGAAAAATCCGATATCTACTGTCATTTCAACACTTGCAAATTTCACAATATCTCTTGCTTTGATGTTTGAAAGATATACTGTTTTCTCTTTAATTTGTCCTTTGAACGCTACTTTATCAATAGCGAATACTTCATATGTTTTTTCGTCATATGTTAAACCTTGTGAACTTGTAGCTTCTGTTTTTACTTTTTGTAAATACCCAGCTCCTACACCAGTTAATAACGCTTTGCTCACTGCTTCTTTTGTTACTGTCATTTATTATTCCTCCTAAGTATCTAATAGTGCTTCTTTTACTTTTCTAGCGAAAGGATCTTTATGTTTCATTGCTGCAGGTCTCACATGTGGATTAGGTGGTTTATAAACACGTCCTTTCCTATACCTACGCTCTCGTTTACCAGTTCTATTTCTACTGGTATGTTTAGAAAATCCGGCGTGCCAACCAATTTCATGGAAATACAAATGTAAATTAGGTCTTCCAGCCCAACCAATAGAACTTTCAAAGTTGCTATGTTTGGTTACTATCCCGTCTACTCCTGCACCTGTTTTTTTTAATCCTTTTCCGATTGCTATGCTTTTTGCATCTTCTTTTATTTCTTCTGCCTCTTTTACTATAACTGCATTAACTTTACTTGTATTACTTGCGATTTTATTAAACTTCGCTATTGCGTTATCGAATCCAAATACTTCCATTATGAGTAAATCTCCATGTAATACATGAATTGAGTTTCTTTAGTATCTTCATCTACATCTATTATTTCGTGCCATGCTCCTGTATTTAGAGTGGTGTCTTCTATTGCAGTTTGAAGTTTATTCAATATCTCTGAATTGTCTAAATCATGTGGTTTTACATCAAATAAATTAAGTTGGTAAGTGTGATGTTTTTTAAACTTTTTATTAGAAGAGCGTTTCTCAATCGTTCCCACATGGAAATATACAAGTTTCGGAAATTCTTCTCCGTCACTAAATCCATAAGATAATGGTATGTCTAACTCTAATCCAGTTATAGTATTAAAAATCAGTTCTTTTGTTGTCATTATTTAACCACCTCCACTAATGATATTTCTGTTTCATTTTTGACGTGGTTGTGATATATCCTAGCAATCGTATATTTTTTATTGTTGATAATCACATACAATTTGCTAAGGATATAATCATTAATATTTGTGAATAACCTAATAGCTATTCTTGTTGTTACTTCTGTATCAACTTGTAGTGATTGATACTTTTCGTTAGCAGATACACCTAGATAACGAAACCAAAACTTTCTAATTTCTTTTTCTTCGTGTTCTGCTAACTTAGTATTAAATTTATCTTTCTTATGGACGTACTCCACAAACTTTACTATTCCATCATTATATGATTGGTTAATCCTGTATTGTCTCATATTCTGCTACCTCTTCTTCTGTAGTAGCTTCTTCAATTTTTTCTAAGAAGTCTTCACCATATTCAGATAGATTTTCAAGCATTTCTTCGTAACGTTTTTCTGAAACTTCCAACACATCACCTACTGAATATAGTTGAGATGTGTGAATGTCTGCGAACTCTCTTAAAATTCTAATCTTCACTTGTTTCAGTTCTCCTTTCTTTTTCTAATCTAATTAATAAACTTGATATTTCTCCTAAAAAATTAATGTCAAAATATTCTAATTTGTCGTTGTATTCATATCTTGCACGCTCAAACACTAATGATTTACCTTGTTCGTTGTTCTCAATGTCAAAGAAACCACATTTTTCACACAAAACTGAATAAGAAAAAGACAACAACCTTTTTAGATTATCGTCTTCATCATCATGTAAGATATGCAGTTTATCTTTAAATTGTTTTAACAACGTTTCTGAAACATCAATCATAGTCTTACGCTCCAGCTACTAGAGTTAAGTTCTTATCAAATTCTAATTTTACAACAGCTTCTTTGTCTATTGCTTTAACGTCAAAGCGAGTGATTAAACGAGTGTCATAAGAGTTACGTGTGAATGCTTTACCACCAACATCAGTTGATTTGATTTCTAATTCATTTAATTCATATACACGTACAGCTTCTTTTAAATCTCCTATATATAGTGGGAATTTGTTAGCAGTCTCGTTTGGTAAGTGTGTATTAGGTAATACAATTACTTCTTTACCTAATAATGTACGTTTTGTTGGATCAGTTACTACTGGTTGTAGTAAGTAGTTTCCATTTTTATCTTTTAAGCTGTCTAACACGTTAAAACCATCTTGGTTAGTTAATACTTTTGTATTATCTAAAAAGATAGGATCTAGTGTTACGTTGAAAGCTTCTTTGATTTCATCAACTTTAGTGATTGCTTTCTTAGTTAAAGTTTTTAACACAGCAATAATTTCTTTGTTTTCTGTTACTACTTGTTTCTTCATGAACCATTTACCTAAGTAAGCAAGTAAGTTCTCTGGAGAGTCTTGTAATAAGAAACGTGATACAGGTAGAATTCCTCCGAAATTTTTAACTGCGTAAGTAATTTTTTCAAATACTTCTGCGTTCATTTCTTGGATTTCTCCTAGTTCAGTAATGTTAGTAAGTCCAGTTAATTGACTTGTTTTTTCATATACTTCACTACCTGATGGAACTACTACTGAACGAACATCAACGTAATTTTTTAATGATACGAATGAACGTCTATACTCATTAATTGCAGTTCTTACATCTTCTGGTACTAAGTAACCACCGTTTTCTCCTTCTGATTCTTTAAGTGGTCCAGCTGCATTTACAATACCAGATTTAATATAGTTTTTAACAGCTACTAATCCAGTTTCTTCTTTTGATTCATCATGTAAATCAACAACTTTATCATCATGTTTTAGTGAAATTAAGTTTTGAATTTGGTTGATTTCTTCTGTATATCCTTTAATTTCTTCCATTAATGAGTTCGCTAACTCCTTGTCACCATTATTAATAGCATTTTCTGCCATAGTTACCTTTTCTGCTTTTAATTGCATTAATTCTCTTAATTTTTTATTCATTAGATTACCTCCAAAAATTTTACATATTGTTTTGCTCGCTCCGATTGAAATTCATAATCTTCTTTAATTAATTCTTTTGGAGCGTTTTTAAATTTATGTGCTTGTTCTTTAGTTAAGCACGCTGCCATTTTAACAGGCTCTGAAACTTCATCACAAAGACCTAAACTTAAACATTCTTCTGCATTTAACCAGCTTTCTTTGTCCATTAGTTCTCTAATTGTAGCTTCATCTGTCTTATCTTTAACTTTTGCAAGATAAGTATTTACTATTGTGTCATTGATATGATCTAAATCATCAGCCATTTTTCTTAAGTCGTTTGCATTACCATATAATCCTGTCCATGCATTATGTATCATCATCATTGCATTTTTTGGCATTATTACTTTATCAGCACCCATTGCTATTACTGTTGCAATAGATGCAGCCAAACCATCAATATATGCTGTTACAAATCCCTTATGGTTCTTGATTAGTGTGTGAATTGCTTGACCGTCAAACACATCTCCACCATTTGAATTAATATGTAAGTCTATTGAACTAACATCACCTAAGTTTTTTAATTCTTCTGCGAATAATTGTGCTGTCGATTTATCTTCCCACCAGTCATATCCAATGTCAGAATAGATGAAAATTTCTGCCTTTCCATCATTCAAGGCTTTCATCTTCCACTTTTGCATTACCTTTCGCACCTGCTTTCCATAATTGATATTCTTTAATTGTGTCAACTGGAGCATAGTTTAATGACATGAATCGCATATCACCATACTCTGTATCAATAGTTGACATATCTTCTGAACGTAATATGTCATTAATTGTATAAACTCCGACATGTTGCATTTTTTCATAAAATTCTGCTCGTGATTTTTGGTCTGCTCTCAATTCTGCTTCCATATTGAATTTAAAATAATATCCACGCTTTCTATCTAGTTCTGTTAGTATCTTGGCATTTAGTTCAGATTCAATATTGGTTACATAAGGTAACATAACGTTTTTCACATAGTCCATTGATTGTGTTAGAGCGTTAGAGTGAGTTAATCCGCTGTAATCTCCATATTTATATGGAGGAACTTTAAAAATACTAGCAATTTCTGCCTTGTTGTATTTCATTGTTTCAATGAACTGTGCATCAGATTGAGGTATTCCCACACTTTGATAATCTATATCCGGATTTAATATAGCAACGTTGTTATTTTCAAGGTGTTTTTTCCATGATTCTGCAACTGTCTCTTTGTTTTCAGTTGTTAATGGTGTTCGTGTTGACTTAAGTATTGCTAATGGAATACCTTCTCTTTTGAATAAGTTAGAAGCCATTTCACGCCCTTTTTGGTTTCCTTGAATACTTTCCCTTAGTACTTGAACTGGAGAACGCCCAATTAATCCATTAATCGACAAGTTTTTAAAATGTAGCAACTCTTCACTATTTAATACCATTGGTTTCCCTTTGTAGGTAGTATGGTAAGTTACAGTGTTAGTTTCTGCGTGATATAATACTTTTGTTTCTTTAGGATCTAACGGCACGATTTCTCTTACTTGTCCTCGCTTATCTATTTCTAGATAGTGATAACTGTTACCCCACAAATTTAACTGTGTCATTACTAAGTGTTTCCACTCAAAAGAAGTCATGTTCTTGTTTGGTTGGTCCTTAAGCAACGGATATGCTGTATGTTTTTTCGCTTTTTCCACTGTTCCGTTTACGTCTTGTAATAAGTTCAACGGATATTTTGCTAAGTCGTCAGATAATACTTTTACAGAGCTGTAAACCTCTGATGTATTAATAGCACTTTCTTCATTAATAGTATTTCTGCTGCTATTAAATATTTTTAAAAACCAGTCTGCTGGATTCCTTAAATCACTTAATTCATTTCCACCTGTCGGTGTTTTATTTCTAAATATCATCCTCTTTTCTCACCTCCTTTCAAAGCTAAAGTTGTCTTTCTAAAACATAGCTACACAACATTAAGACTACTCCTAACACTGTGAAACCTATTGTTTTACAAAATAAAAAGCCTGCGTACACAAAAGACACAAGGCTTGCTAAGAATAATAATCCTATTAATATTTGTAATAATGTTTTCACTAGAAACTAAATTCTCCTTTATCTATCATTTCATTTAAATCATAGCCAATATTATCGCTATACATTGCACGTGTAAAAGCGAAAATACCAGCCGCTGCCATATCTATCCTATCACTAGACTTTTTCTTGTCTAACATGATGTTATCTTGAGCATCAGATTTTGTTACAGCGTTACCCATACACCAAGTCAAAGCTTTATTTCCGTCATGATGTATTTTACCTTCATAAACACATTCTCTAAAGTGTTTCGTTGGTTCATTAAGCGTAAGTACACCTTGACGTATTTCAACCATTAAATAACCTAGTTTTTCCATTGTTTGAGACCATTGTGTAGCGTTGTAAGGGTCGTAACACACTTCTTGAACGCTATATTTGTTTCTTAATTCCTCAATATAATCAATTACAAAATCATAATCGATTACTTCTCCTGGTGTCTTAACAATCCAACCTTCCTCTACCCATTGAGAGTAGTTAACACGGTCTGTATTCATACGTTGAAACAACATATCTTCCGGCATAAAACCTTTACTACGTATTGCGTATTTATCATCACCTAATACGAATATAGAAGTAACCGCTGTTAAGTCTAGCCTTTTTGATAAGTCAACTCCAACAAAACACGGTTTACCTTCTAGTTCATCATCCGATACTTCGCAAAGCTTCCATTTTTCCATGTCCATATATTTATTTTCTGGAGCATTTACCCAGATATTCATATTCTTTGTTAAGAATTTAGACATTGTTTCAGGCTTGTCAAGAGCTTCTTTTAATCTTTCACGTAAGAATTTTACACCCTCTGAATAACTAGCTAATATTGGATTAGCTTTTAACCAATTTGACTCATCTTTTATATCATCACCTTTATCTAACTCACACACCATAGCGTAATAACCGTTATTTTCAACTGGATTATTAGGATCTAATAATTTACTAACATAATCATATTCAGTTGAGTAACACGGATTGTTTAAATTGAATCCTGCTGTTGTAATAATGACTATCAAGGGTTGACTTCTCGCACCTTGTCCAGATTCTATAACATCTAGTATTTCATCTGTTGGGTGTGCGTGATACTCGTCCATTGCTCCGACTTGAGGGTTAAATCCGTCAGCTGTTTTTCCTGAGTCACGGGAAAGTGCCATAATATAACTGTTGCTTTTCTCGTGTTCAATTAAGCTACGTGTGATTTTAAATCTGTTTCTGATTTGACTACCTTGTATCTGTGCTTTAATTTCTTTAAACACAATGTTTGCTTGGTCTCGCTTTGTTGCTCCTATATATGCTTCTGATGATGATTCTCCAAAAGCGGATATTTCATAAGATAAACAACAAGCTACATCTTGTGATTTAGCGTTCTTACGTCCTACCTGATAGTAAAACTTTCTAAATCTTCTTACACCAGTATCTTTATGAATCCACCCATAAATGTTAGACCAGTTAAATATCTGAATCGGAGCAGGATCTATATTTTGTCCAGCTAGTTTACCTTTAGTGTGTTTAAATAACGACATCCACTCCAGAAAATTCATAGCTTTATCATCATCAAAAATAAAAGGGAACTCTTCAGTTCCCTCTCTTTCTAAATCTTTTATAAATCTTAAACACGCCCATTTCTCTTTTTCACAAGCTATTCGTTCTCCATCAACTGCTTGTCTCGCCCACTCCTTCATTGCATCCTTTAACATTATAGGTTAGCAAACCTTTCTTTTACAGGATCTACAGGAGCTTCTGAATATGCCTTGTCCATAGCAATTTTCGCCCTTGCTACTGGTGTCAATCCAAGTTCAGATTGTAGAGATTTGAGTGTGTTAAATAAATCTTTCTGTCTAATCAGTAATGGATGTTGTCCAAGTCCATAATCTTTAGTTCGTTCTGCTTCAACTAGTTTACCGTGTCGTCTAAGCTCACGTTCTGTTTCTTTGTTATAACCTTGGTCTGTCATTAATCCGTCACGTTGTATAATCTGACTACAGTCTACGTATTTTTCGTAAGTGTCACAATAAATAGCTAACACGTGTAAGTCTAGATTATTTAGTAAGTCTATTGAGTCCGCTTGTGCAACTATAAACCTAAATTCTTTTTTTGCTAAGTCACCTAACCACTTAGGTGGCTTTAGTTTATCTTTTGGTAATTTTAACTCGGATTCTACCTGTTTTCTAGCCTCTAATTTTTGCTTTGAAACACCTTGTCTTTTTCCGCTCAAAACCTTGAGCGACATTGGTTCTGCTTTCCTTGCCAAAATCATCACCACCTTTCTAAATTTACCTTATTTGAAAAAAATAATTAAATGCATTTTGCGTACGAATGAGGGACGCCCGCTCCTGGGGAAATTGGTCGTCCGAGATTTTTCACGGGGGGGTATACCCAGGAAATAACCACCCCTACTTCTTGTAATGCTCAATCTTGTTGTGGCACTCTCTACACACACACTCGAGGTTGCTCATCTCAAGTCGCTTATCCCAATCTGTTCGTACTTCTATCTTGTGATGTACCAGGTTAGCTAGACCTCCACACATACTGCATGTGAAACAGTCACGCTTCAACGCCTGCTGTCTAGCTTCCTTCCACTCTTTACTTCGATAGAACTTCATGACCTCATCATGCTTACGTTGGTCATTGTAATATTTGTTTTGTGATTGTTTATGTTTATCACAGTAAGTTCCCTTACTGATTAGCGTTCTACATTTATGATGTTTACATTCCTTCATATCCACCTCAACAAAAAAAGAGAGATATTATTTTTTCTAATATCTCTCAATTATATTAATCTCATACTACTATTATATCATAGACAAATCCGACAAATCCGACAACTTTTATTATGAGTTTAAAATATAAAACAATTTATCCTTAAGACTTTGTAATCTTCTTTCTACAGTTCTGGTATGATAACATACCTCAGTTGCTACTTCTTCAACTGTTAACTTGTAAGTGTAACGAAACTTAAGGATCTTCTTATCACGTACATCTACTAAGCTATGTTCTAATCTATCTACACACTTAATAGCATAATCATCTTTCTCAAAGTCATAGTCAGATAATTTATTTATTATATTAATCTCATTACTATTATTGAAATTACTATTATTAGTTTTTATTTCATCATCTCCAGATAATTTATCTTTCAAATAAATATTAAGTTGTTTCTTTATCTTAGGATATGCTTCTAAATAATAGTCAACATCATTCCTTGTATAATTAAATTTCTTATTCATCATTCCACCTAATTTAAAAGTATGTTGGGAAAGCTAGGAAAAACCAACGACTGCTTGTAAATATTATTTTGGAGAAGCTTTCACATATATTATGATCGACCTAGCTTTATTATTATTATATAAATATTCTAAACGCTTTTAAATAGTTCACGACAACAAATTTTATCAATTACTTTACACATTGTATTTATATCTCCATTAAGTTCAAACAACCACTCTTTCTTGTGATACATGTTTGATTTAATCCAGTGTAACTTGACTTCTTTATTTATTGTAATAGTCTTGTTTTCAAAGTTAATAGCATAACCGTAACCATACTTAACACTTAATCTTCGTGCTATTGCATAAACTATTTCTTCATTACGTTCTTCTCTTGCTCTCACATTAATTCTAGTGCCAACTACAACAACTGAATCAATGAATCTATCTAGCTGCATACCAAGAAGATATTCTATTCTTCTAAAATATATCTTCTTAATATGATTACCTTGACGCTTACCTATAAGTCTTCTTACCTGTAACACATTAAACTTATTGCTACCTTTAGTCCTTGTCTCAGATATAAGTTCTTCTAAGTAGTCTAAGTATCCCATGTCAAACTTAACTAACTCAACATTCTCACTCATTGTTTGTAAGTAACAATATATATGTTTGTCTAAGTCAAAGTCTCCTAGTTTATTTAACTCGCTTAAATCATCAAGTGTCATTATGTATTTATCTTTCAACATCATGTTGTAAATATATTTGTAAGTATCATAATCATCTCCTGATAATGATATATCTTTTTCTAACTCTTCCATCACTGATGGATAAAACTTAACTAGATTTCTTATCACTAAAATCACCCCTATAATACCTGATTATAAATATTAGAAAACTTAACGCTATCACACACATTACTCCTACGATTGTTAATACTAATATTTTAATCATTGTCTTTCTCCTATCTTAATCTTTTTGCTATTTCTTCTATTACATTCACTGTAACGCTATTGCCAGCTTGTTTGTACAGTTGGCTGTTACTATTTACTTCTTGTGCTTTATCAAACGCCCAATCGGGAAACCCTTGTAATCTCCAACACTCACGGGGTGTAAGTTTTCTAATCTTGTAATCTGATAATACAACCCCTTGTTCATCGCTTGTAAGTAGTGTATTAGCGATGTTCTTTCCCACTCGACCACGGCGGGTTTTTGAGTTAGGATGTGAGAAGTTGATACTATCTCCAACATCAGCAACCGCATATCCTTGTTTTGTTGCTTCTCTGACTAATACTACTTTCTTCGGTTTATTTTCAATAACATACGATCCGTTTCCAATTGCTGTATATCTTGCTGTAAGTGTATTGGTAGTAATTCTTTTTCTTGGTAACTCATTAATCTGTTTTGTGTTGTTTCCGATAGGAAATACTCTGTAGGTACGTTCTCCTCTAAGATGTCCGATAATGAACACTCTTTCTCTGTTTTGTGGAACTCCAAAATTTTTGCTGTTAAGCACTTGCCACTCTGCATCATACCCCAGTTCATCCAAGATTTTAAGCATTCTCTTGAACGTTTTTCCTTTATCGTGTGATAAAAGGTTTCGGACGTTTTCAAGAAACAAATAGCGTGGTTTGATTTGTTCGGTCGCTCTAGCAATTTCATAGAACAAAGTTCCTCTAGTATCTTCAAATCCCAATTGCTTTCCTGCGATTGAGAAAGCTTGACAAGGAAATCCTCCGCATATAATATCGACTTTTCCTCTAAGTTTTCTAAATTCTTCATTTGTTACCTCTGTTATATCTTTAAAATCTATTTCTCCTTCTGTATCATGTATTGCTTGGTAGCTTGCTCTAGCGTATTTATCTATCTCACAAAAACCTATACATTTATGTCCTGCTAGTTCCATTCCTAACCTGAAACCGCCTATACCGGAAAACAAATCTAAAAATCTCATTGATTCTTTTCCTTTCATTTATTTTTCCTTAACTTTAACTATAATTTTTTCTTTCTGTAGATCCTCTAAAAAATCTGGCACATCTCTTGCGTAAGAGTCTTGATATAAAAGACTTAACGCTATAGACAGTTCCAACATATTTAACTCTATGTAATTATCTTTTTCTGTTCCTTGTACTTCTATCATGTTACTTACCTCTTAATTTTTCTTGTAATTCAATCTTTTTCATTAACGCTCTATGAAATTCATCAAGCATATTGTAATGATTTTTATATCTAGCAGTATTTTCTATAGCATCACATATACTTAACACACCCCATACAATTGTTAATATTGTTACTTGCTTATATGATGTTTCAACATGAAAAATCATATTTAGAAGAACCATACTAATGAATGATAAAACATAACCTTTCAAATACTTACCCATTAGCACAACACCTCTTTTATTTCTTCTCCAAACTCATTTATACACGCTTGTGCTATTTTTCTTGTTTTGAAAGTTGGTAAGACTGAGATGTGATTGCTCCAATTATATGTATTTATTCCTAGAAAACCTGTTTTAGCATTGTAATACATAACGTACTTGTTATCATAATCACTCCAATCAGGCTCCCAACCTTCATTTTTTAATTTCGCCCATTGGTGTAGTTTAAATAATAGCTTACGTTCTTTTATATAGCGTTCGGCTTCTTCTTTTGAATTGAAATATAGACCGTGTTCAAATATATATTTATCAACTTTACTATTAGCGGAGTAATATGTATTGTATATTTCACCCTCAAATATTTCAAAATAATATAACGTTTCACTATTTTCTGGATAAGTCAGTTCAAACTCTTTCTTATCATCTTCTAACTTACTAATAAACTCATCTCTTAAAGCTTTTGCTTTCTCGTCGTATTCTTTTAATAGTTCTTCTTTATTCATTCTTTTTCTCCTTTAATCTAACAACTCCATTTGAATCGACATACCAAACTTAGCTATAAATTCTGCTGCTATTTGATGTGTTTTAAAGCAAGGTAACAACCCTATATGATTAATAGCATTTCTTCTAACGATATAAAAATGTCCAGTATGTGTTGTTAACTCTACACAATACTTATCTTCTTTCATATCATGCCAGTTTGGTCTCCAACCTCCGTTGTACTCTGCTGCCCAATTTTGTATTTCTGCTAAAAACTGTCTGTTTCTATCATATTTTCTAGCACTAGCCTCTGTTTTAAAAAGTAAACCTCTTTTCAGATGATTTTTAACCTCTATTTCATCTAAAACAGATGTATGCCAAACACCTCCATCACTCTTTAATACATAAGCCTTTTTAAATATTTCATCTGGTAGTTCAATTCTTTTATCTTTAGTCATTACTTCTCTCCTATATTCACCAATACGTACCATGTTTCGACATCTTCAATCACTGTGTAACCTATTACACGTTCGTTATCTTCTAATATTGGTTGGTCAATGTCGCTGTTGCTAATAAATTCGTTAATGTCGTTTGCTACCATTTCTTTTGTTGTTTCTATTTTTACTACTCTTTTAATCATTGTTAATCTCCTTTTTTTATATGTATTTATTTTTAATTAATTCTAAAATTTTTTCAGAGCTTTCTTTAACATTTGTATAATAACTTTGCATATTAATTGTAGCTCCCGTTAGGTAAGGACTAATTTCTGAAATCTTATTTATATTTATATATACTTTTTCTTCGTCCATATCAGAGGTCAATTCAATAAACGGTGTGCCTGCTGTAATGTCTCCAGCTTTATCATCTATTTTATATTTCTGTGTAACTCCGTAATAAATATTTTTTAAATCATTTTTCATCCTTCAACACCTTAATTATCTTTCTCAACGTACTACCTCTTGTTACCGTCAAACCCTTACGTGCTTCACGTATTGTTTTAACATGTAACCCTGTTAACGCTGCTAACTCTTTGTTTGTTATTCCTTTCTCTCTTATTAACTTATCAATATCAGTTTTCATTTTCTTCTATTTTCTTTCTTTTACCTATCGCATATATTAACTCACTTAAATCAACACACGATCTCATTAATTCTTTATCTTTTAATATGTGTCTATATTTTCTATTTAAAATTAATAATGCTCCTCTAGATATTAGCTTTAAATTATCTATCTCAAAATTAGTTTTATTACCATCTAGAAATATTACCACCTTACCTTTCGGAACTTTTCTATTGTGATACTTTTCCCATACATATCTATGCTTAGATATCCATTTATTTCTTTCTACTTTTATTTCAACTATTCCATCTACACTTGTTCTTTCAGAATACAAATCTCTATAACGTGCTGGTGTATGTCCTTTTTTAAAGCTTGTTCTGTTAGCTCCCATATATCCAGTTACACCTTTATTCCAGGGAATATGTCCTTTTAAAAAACTTCCACTATTTCGCATTTTCAATCATCAATGGTAAGGAAGCTCCTCGACCAAATTCATTTTTATATTTTTCTGCTTCTAATGCTAAATCTGCATTAGTTATAATAGTATTCCCTATAGTTGTAATAGTCTTGGCTCTAGCTATTTCTTCTTGTAAACTTTCTCCTTTTAAGTTTTCATCATTAATTCTTTCTAATGCTTCAAATAAATGATTGTTTAGATCTATTAATTTATTTCTTGCCATGTTCTCCTCCTACATCATCAACATAAATAATAGCTGTTCCACCAATAATACTGATTTCTTTTATTTCTTCGTTCTCTTCTAGTGGAGGTAAGTCAATTATTTCTCCTCTTTTATACGCTTCTATGTAGCTTTCTATTTTATCCGGGGTGGTTTCTATCACATCTACTCTTTTAGCATTTTTAAACATTGACTTTTTATACATTGTTTTTCTCCCATTTTTTTCTTGTTTCTTTTAATTTGTTTTCTAACTGTTTCTTTTTGCTTTCCCATGTTTTAACATTAACAGTTGCAAAAGCGAAATTTCGCTGTGCTGCACTAAGACTTTCCTGTGATTTTTTTAAATTATTATTTACATCAGAAAGTTCTTCTAATATATTATTTTCTATTAGTTTAAACTCCAATGATAATTCATCTTTGGTATTATCTTCACTTAAACTTTCATATATCTCTTTTAATCTCTTATAGTTTTTAGATCGTGGCGTTCTTCCTCTTTTCCATGCTAATAAATTCTGTGAATCTACCCCTAGCTCGATTGCTAAAATAGCTTCGCTCCAGTTCATTTTTTCTTTAATAGTTTCAATCATTTCTTTAATAGTTACGACTTTATTCATTTTCCTTAAACTCCTTTACCCTTGTTAAATGTTTGTTAACTTCTTCTACAATTACAGGTTCTATATCTAATCCAGTTTCAACTAAAAGCTGTTCTTTTACCTCACTCATATCAAATAGTATCTGTCCAACTTCTTTCATTTTCGCATCACTTACTACTTCAAATAATTCTCTAATAGTACGTTCAATTCTTTTAGCACCATAATTATGATTATTTCTTAAGCTCCATGCTAACGCTAAACAAAAGTCACCAATGAAATCTGCTACTTTTAAATTAACTTCTGCATTTAATCTTTTAGTGTAGCTCTCTTCTATTTCATTTATGGTTAAATCTATTGCTTCTCGCTTTGTCAGTTTCTTCTGTCCAGGCTTTGTTATACTGAAATTATTTCTAATGATTTTCTTTTTTCCCATTTTTTATTCTATCCTTCCCAAGAAAACATATTAATTATTGTTCCATAAATGGATTGTACTCGCTGTTGAAATCATAGAAATCAGTAACATTGCCTGCTTCTGAATATCCTTGTTGATTGTTATTACCTTGTTTTTTACTCTCCAAGAAATTAACTTTATCTGCAATTACTTCTGTAATATATACTGTTTTTCCATCTTTCCCTTGATAATTCCTTGTAGAAATTCTACCCTCTACACCAATCAAACTTCCTTTATTTAGAAATCGTGCCATATTCTCCGCTTGTTTCCCATAAGCAGTACAACCTATAAAATCTGCTGGAAATTCTCCTCTTTCATTTTTAAAGTTTCTATTGACCGCTAATGTAAAATTAACAGCTGCTTTATTTGATGTAGTGTATCTTAAATCTAAATCTCTTGTTAGTCTTCCTACTAAAACTACGTTATTAATCATTAATTCTTCTCCTTAATTTATATTTTGAATGAATGAGTGATTAATTTACAATATAAGTATGTATCATATCTTATAAAGTGTTACATCTAGTTAATATCTTTAAACCTTACTGCTACCAGTATTTTAAATATATTGTATTTTTACCTATGTAATGTTTCCCTTATTGGTTACATAATAGATTTTATTTTTAAAATGAGGTCTATAATCCACCCCATTTTTTAACTGCTTTACTCATCTCATCACGTTCTATTCCAATATATCTTAATGTAATACTAGGATCATGATGATTGAATAATTTCATAAGTGTTACTACATCCTTACTTTCTTTGTAAAAATGATAACCAAATGTCTTTCTAAAACTATGTGTACCTATATTCTTTATCCCACACTCTTTAGCACCGGTCTTTAATATCCTGTATGCTTGTGTCCTTGTGATTGGTCTGTTAGAGTTCTTATATCGTGTCGATTTAAACAAGTATTCTTCATCTTCTTTATCCATGCAATACTCATCTAAGACACGCTTTAATTTAGGTAATACAA